GGGATATAAAGTAGTAGCCATCCTTCCTTCAAATTCTCCTGTCTCTATAACACCTAATTCTACATCTATTGCCGTTTGTGCCAGTCCAAATTTACCTGTTCTTTCAATATCTATCAATGTTGGTGGTGGTGGTGGTGGAACAATACCTTCCGCCGTGGCCACTACGGTGGCGTTTGCCATCAACTCATCAAATTCTGATTGACGTAGAGCATCTAACTTTTGCAAATCTTCAGAAAGTTCCTTAAGCAGCTTATCTTGTGATGGTGCAACTGTATCTTTAACTTTATCACCATCAGTTTCAGCTCCAGGCTTTTGGCCAGATTTTTTTCCCTTTCCTTTACCTTTACCCAATAATTCATTCTGTTTTGTTATAGAAACTCTTATTTGACCTTTAACCGTACTCGTCCATCCTGTTGAATCTAATTTTTGGTCAGATCCTACAACCTGAAAACAAGCTATATCTCTATATTTTTCTGGTAAATAAGAACTCTGAAATGCATTTCCTGGAAATATTCCAGCAGTACCATCAATTTCAAGTTCAAAATCTAAAGGAATGATAGGATCAAATTTATTAGTTAAACCATCTTCCCCCCTTATATCTTTCATCATAAACTGTTTAAATGAATTAATTAATTTAAATCCACGGGGTGAACTTGCTTCGTTTCCACCTATTGGGCCACCTTCCCTTACTTCAGTACTTGCCTGATAAAAATTAGTAAATAAATTTATTGGATCACTATCCCCTGCTACTCTATCTTCCTGTAAAGATTTCCATTTTTTTCTTCTATCTTTAATCGTTTGCTTCATTTGTGCTGCTTTTTCTTTCGCATCATCCGTATTAGTCTCTTGTCCACTTACCTCTTCTACAATTCGTTTTTGTTCTTGTAAATGTTCATTATATTGATGTTTAATCATATGTTGTATGACCGTATCTGACATACGAACTCCAGCCGAATCAGCTTCACCCAACGGGGTTTCTGATTGAATATGTAATGCTTTATTTATATCTGCGGTAGGACTACCAAAACTTCTGTTCTGCCTCCAAGGAAATTCTATTTTACCTGCTATAACAGCATCAAGCTGTCTTTGTTTATATTGTTCAGGAGTCAATCCCTCCATATCCGACTCTCCATCTATTGGTGCAACAAGTTTACCCCATGCCAATCCTGCTTGTTCATTGTGATCTCCAATACCACTAACTTCTTCTTCTGTTATATTTGAAGATCCATACATAGATACAAGTTTCATTCTATCTGGAAGTCTAGCAGATAAATTCTGTGATTTAACAATTGAATTTTTTTGCCATGTTGGAAATTCAAATAATCCATTAAAATTTTCTTCTTTATCTTCATCATCTTCTGCTGCATCTGGATTTGCTAAATGACTTTTATTATCTATTGTATCTCTAACGGCGTCTTGTGTCCATCCTCTGTCCTTTACTATAATTCTATTTTGATCATCTGAAAAATCTAAATAAAAATCGTAAATTCCACCATATTCTTCTGAAAACTTATTCCAAACTTTTAATATTGCATTTTCTATTGATGTAGCGTCCTTCATCTCTTCCGTTAAATATCGAGCGTTAAAATAAACATTTCTTAAAACTCCCCAATTTTCATTTTTAACTCCTTCAGAATCAACATAATCAAATTGATGTAAAACTATTTCACGGTCCCCAAGTGCAGCTTTCCAAGATTCTAAAGAATCTAATTCATCCGTTTCGGTCAAAAATCCTTTAATTTCATCTATAGTTGTATTTGGTTTTCCAACAAAAGCTACTTGGCCAATGTTATTATTCGTGTAATATAGCGGAGCACCTTCAACTTCTTCCCATCCAGTACCCCATTGATTCTCTACAAACTTTTCTACTGCATCCCCCTTAAACAACATAAATTTTGTCAAATCTGTTGACATCATTTTAGGATGATTTCGTATTCTTACAGGTACATTTACAGATCTTCCTTTTCCAGCTGGAACATCATCCGCTGGCAATGGAGATTCTTCATATGATCTAAATTCTCCCATAACTCCATTTCCACCGTCCATTACTCTACTAAAAAATCGAGAAAGAACATTATCTTCTAACCACCCCCAAGTAACATACAATTCATCAAACTGGTATTCATCTTTATCTTCTTCAATTGCACCTTCTTCTTCTATATATAATGTCGCCAATTGAGAATGGGCTACTCTAATAATATTACCACCTTTTAAAATATCAGTTCTATGAGATATATTCCAGTGCAATTGATTATACAAGTCTTTTATATAATGGTCAAAATTAATATATGGAGCAAGTTTTGCAAGAGCTTCATCACCTTTTGGATAAGATACAAACGCTTCATCTGTACCAGTCATTCCCATAATTAAATCTCTGTCTACCTCCATCCCAGTAGCTATACCTTTTGGATCATCCTTAAGCTCGTCAAACTCACTTTTTAATGTTGGCATAACCCATTTCTTATTTTCTGCAAAAACATAATCCCAAGCCAGTCCTCCTACAGCCATTGCTCCTCCTATAATCCAAGCCCCGGCTGTAATTGCAGTAGAATATGGTTCTACTATTGTTCCTGTGGCCAATTGTGCAGTTAATCCAAAGGTGGCAGCTGCCATAAGGGCTTCACCCGCAGCAGCAACTCCTAATCCTTCCCGGTCAAATAACTCATCTTCTTCAAAACTGGTAACTTCTGTAGATTCAATTAACATAGGTAATGACGCTAATCTTGGATCGCTTGCTGTTTTTAAATTTTGTTGTAATACATTAACTCCCAGAGATAGTAATGTTGTAACACAATCAAAACCACCATCATCTCTAACCGACCATTCAAAATCTTTAACAAGTCCTATCATGGCATCATAATTTCCTCTCTGGTCTATTATATGATCTGGTAACGTACTTAACAGTGGTACTTCTTTATCCGCCTTATTTATAGTTAATCCATTTTCTACTAATTCCATTTCTCCATCATCATTTTTTCTAAGTATAGGAAATGGAGTAACATTAACTGGGTCTATTTCACCAATTCCTGACCATCCCCAATCAATAAACACCGTTCTACCATGATGTAAAAAATGTCCAGTTAATCTATCTAAATCTTGCCAAGTCCAACAGGTCCAATTAATTACTGCTTCTCGTGTGGCAGCTAAAGTTCTACCACCCCCTTTATATTCTATACTTATATCTTTAACTCCAGGCATTGGTCTATATGGTTGTTCACCAGAACTATCATATTTACCATGAACTATATCTTCTAATCTGGAAGCTGGTTCTAACATTCTCATATGTGGGGGTCCCACATCCACTCCCACCTCTCCATAAACAGCACTTTTCTGTGTAAATTTTTTATTCCCCCAATTATTATTTACTAAATTACCTTTATAATCAGATTCACCGCCTGATAAAATTACTGGTTTTACATTTGTAGGTGGTTGTAAAGAAATCATTCTCATAAAAACAGAACGGCCATTCATATAATTTATTTTTGGTTGTCCCGCCTCCACAGATATGGGATCACCAACTTTAGTTTTTAACGAATTTCTATCAAGCATATCCATTCTATCAAAAAGGGTTCGTTGAACTGATTCTGGAATATTAGAAAAGGTAATCATTTTAATAAGACATTTCTTTTAATTTTGTCAAAATTGGTTGAATATTGGTTGGTATTCTAATTTGATTATCAACTTCAAGTCCAATGTGTGCTGCATCTAAATTATTTGCTTTAGCTATAATCCACCACAAAGAAACATCATTATAATATTTATGTGCAAGATTATCTAATCTATCACCGAATCTTGGATATATAAAGATATCACTATCCCTAATTGGAATTCTGGGATACATTGTAGGCTTAAATACCCTTTTACCATCCTTACTTTTTTTAATTGTAGTATAATTATATCTACTTGGCATTACTTTTGTCCTAATTCTTCAAATAATGGTGATATCTTATTAAATCCAGGCCCTTTATTTGCTCTATCAGGCCAATTCTTAAAACCTATATTACCTCTTCCGATTGATTTGTCCGAAGTTAAACTATCTGGTAACCAACCCAATTCATAATGTTTACCTTTTTGTGCCTGAACATATTTACCAACATAAGTAAATGAACATTGACAAGTAATATGTTTCGGTAATTGAAGTCCATCTTCTATTTCCCAAGTACCTTGATCATCAACTTCTACACTTAAACTATCAAGAAATCCAGGTGTATTTACAAACATATCACCAATAGTTAATTCAATAAATGGTGCTATCATCCTATTACTGGTATAAGATGGATAACATAATCCTACAAGATAATTTGTCTTTTCCCATAAAACAGGTAATTCTTGTTTTGTCTTTGGGTATATATCAAATGAAAAACTTACTTTTCTTTCTGCCCCATTATAAACATAAACTTGATCTGGACGACCTATATATCTTGTTCCAGTCCATTCTGGTGTAATACTATCTGATATTCCACTTAATATTGCTCTAAATATAATATGTTTATTATTAGTTATGTCACGAAACTTAAATTTTATAAAATCAGTTACTCCATCTGGTTGACTTCCATCTGCTTTACTACCATATGGAATTAAATTTACCTTATCAGTTTGAGCATTTTTATATTTATCAGCAGTAATCCCTTTTTTAATAACTCCTAAAGTACCATCTTTAACTATTGGTATATTATTTTTTCCAGGTTGTCCTATATCATCTACAATTTTTTTGGCTTTATCTCTTATACCAGCATATTTACCTGTTGCTCCACTACCCTTTTTAGATGATAATGCTTCTAACCAATCTGGTCGTTTCATTTTAACAGGTGTTATGGTTGGATCAACCTCTACATCAGGAGTATTTAATTCACTTGGACTTCTTAATGTTTTTTCATAATTAAGTTTATCGTGTATATCTGTTCCAGATCCACCTATTACTTCTTCACTCCCATGTTTAGCCTTATTATCAAGAGATGCAGGTATATGTCCATATGCCAAAGTAGAATATTTATGAATTAATTCTGATTTATTTGCTGTTTTCTCATTGATTGTAAAAATACTATCTTTTAAATTTTTAACAGTATCTTCAAATACTTTTGATACGTCAGCTGGTTCAAGTTTATCCCAATATCCTGCTTTTGCATCTATATGAGTTTCATCAAAAAATCTCCAAGAATGTTTTATAAGTGAAGAAAAACTTTCTGTATCATCATTTGGCCAAGGATGACTACCAAGACCTTTACCATAGGCATCTTCAATACCAAGACTCTGATATGGTAATACAAGAAAATTTATATCTGCAGAACTTCGTGGTGCCTTTCCACCTCCAATTGACCATTTTCCATTTTTTAAATGTGAAATTATTGTTATTGATTTTGTAGTTGTTTCAGTATATGGATCACCTAATAACACCTCAATACCATTTAATAAGGCTGGAACACCCTCGTGTTTTGTAACGGTAGTTTCAGTTCTCTGTTTTTCTTCTTCTTTCCAAAATAAAGCCTGCCTGGGATTTAAATTACCATGAGAACCCTTCCCAAGAGTAAAAACATTTAAATTTATGCCTTTAGGAACGTTAGTCTCTAATGCCTTTTTACCTGCAGGATCTCCCCAATAAAGTTTTCCTTTTTCATTAGCAGGATCAAAAAATCTCCAAGAATATCTTAATATTCCAGATGGATATGCGGAAGTATCAGACCCAAAATAATATTTTGACCAATTACTCCCGAATCGTCTATCTAAGTTTCCAAGTTCACTATATTTTAGTGTTACATAATCTGGACTATGAGTGGGAGCATGAACATGAGATCCATCTGGCATCATCCAAATTGGATGACTTGATTCTCCTTTATTCGCTGCTTGGCGGGGTGATCCATATAATGCAGTTAAAGAAGTATATCCTAATGGAAGTCGATTTGTTACATCTATTAATTCACTATGAACTCCAGATGCACCTTTATCAGCCGCAAATTGATATTCTCCTTCATCTAAACCTTGTAAAAAATCACCTACTGACCACGCTGTCCCATCACCGGCAATAGTCCAAGAAATAGTACCACCATCTGGACGATTTCCATCTCCTGGATAAATTATCATATCTGAATTTAATACTTCATTTCCCCCTTCCCAACTCAATTTTCTAATTAATTCAGGTACAACATCATAAGAAGTAGGATCTAAATATGCCCAATTAAAATTAACCATATCCGAATATGATGAACCTAAATCACCATAGGAAAAAGTATCCAATCCTGAATAGGAAGAGCGGTAATAATACTTCTTTACACCTACTCGGTTTGGACTATGGGTGGCCTGTGTCCAAAAATTAGCATCCCAAAACTCACCTGCAGGATCATGGAAATGAATCCCACCTACTCCAAAAGCACCTGCTTGACTAAATACAGTTTGAGTAGGAATTCTGGGTGGTCTTCCTGATGGTTGCCACCAATTATTTCTTAGTCCAGTAACTGCTGGTCCCCACCAACCTTCATCTGGCTCATCATAAATAAATTTATCAGTTAAATACTGTAATCTACCACCTTTTTCATTAAAATCAATATCACCAAAAAAATTATTTACTTTATCATAAGCATCATCAAGTTTACCTATCGCCCATCTAGCTGGGGTCGTGCCCCAATGTAAAGCAGATAAAAATTTACCTCTGGGGACGGTCTCTACTTCAAAGAGATTTCCAAAATCACCAACGTCCATATAAGTAGATGGTCCCAAAAGTCCACCAATATGTCTCTGTGCATGAATATATGGTGCCAATGATCCTGCTAAACTTAATGGATTATAAATTCGTGTTTCTTCTCGTGGATTTAAAGACTGTAAAACAAATTGATTTCCAAGCCAATGTTGACCTGCTGGTGTGTTCATAAAAGTTCCAATTCGTAATCCATCTTCTTCTACTCTTGAAATTACTGTAGCTAAATGGTCTATTGATACCACTCCAGATGGATCTTCAAGATATCCTTTACCTACCTGCCTTCTAATAAATGGATGAGTATCAAATAAACCTGCTCCAGTTGATGTTTCTAATAAAAAATTTCCACCAAAACTAAATTGATTATATGGCCACACTTCTTCCGTCTCTACACGAGAAAAATACCATTTTAATTCTACTGGAGTTGGTTTTATCAGTTTGGGCATACTCTCATATAAATCAATATCAATTCCAGGTACCACTGGTTCTCCATGTATAGGATGAAAATTAATTTCCCAATTATATCCTGCAGGTTGATTAGTTATAGTATATCCAAGTCCAGATTCATTACTTGGATAATCAGCTGGAATATTAAATGTTCCCTGTGAACCTTGAATTTGATTTGGAAAGGTGGGTGGAACTCTATAATTACCTTGTGCATCCCTATACATTGAATGTCTTGGTACTATTGGCATTAAATTTGAAAATGAACTAACACTACCACCTACTGGTGATGCAATATCTTGTGAACCTATATGTACCGAACCATCTCTCCATTTTTCATCTTCAAATAGATTTGTCAATAAAGACACATGATGAAAATTTTCAACAGTTGGTAAAAAATGGTGATCATATACTCTATAATATTTTGGATCCTGTAAATTTCCTAATTGATGGAATATCTTATCTGGCCAACTTGCTGAAATACTATCTGATACTCCAAGTCCAACTACAGATGGAACTCCCTGAACAATACCTCCTTGTGAACCTACATACAATCCAGGATATCCAGATATTGGTAAAGTAGTAAAATCACTACCGTGTGCATTATCTACTTTTGGAGTTACATTTAAATAATGATCATCTGATACTGTTGGTCCTGTTAATGTAATCATATCAACTTGATGTGTTGCCGAACCAACTGGTTCTGTATATTGACTTACATAATTTGCTAACGGAGTAGTCATAAAATCTTCTGCCCATGCGTTTATGGCTTCTGGATTTGACCAACTTGATCCAAATTGGATATCTATTGTATGTTCAGGAACACTACCATGTGGTCCACCAGAATTTACTCCTGCAATAGTATGAGATAATGGAGTTAATGTGTAACCACCATTCCCAATAGTATATTCAGATGTTCCCATATCAACTATAAATCCAAGTGGTGGTCCTCCTGGTGAAATAAATCCCCGTCCTTGCATTTTTCCATCCATATAATCTGTTACACCATAAGGACCTCTTTCATCTGGTTGAGTACTGAGTGGACCAAACCTACTTTCCATATCAGCCAAAGCTCCTCTGTTCGGTCTTTCAAATTCTTTTTGACCTGTTACAACTTTTGAATGACCATCATAAAATGTTTGTGGAACTCCTGCCCCATTGTCGAGTTCACTATGGTCTGAAGGGTGTGGTGGTTGACCACCAGGTTTAGTTCCACCATGACGACCTTTTATTTGACTATTGTTTGCAGTAACATTGTCATAATTAGTCCATTTAAAATTTTGTAAATTTTGTGTTAATTTTATTATACCCATTTACCTTCTCTAAATTTGTCTACCTGAATCCAAAGTTGCTCTTTTTTGTCCTTTTGCTAAGTCCTCTGTAAGTACTGATGTTGGCATTTTGGATAATAATGTAATTATTTTATCATTTTGTGATTCTATTTTTGAAGTATCTACATTTACTGGTGGTGCGACTTCAGGAGGACCTCCACCTTTCATTGGAGTAATTCCTACGTGTTCTCGGCCAGCTTCTCCTGCCATAATCATGGTAGGTTTGGCTACCATCTGGTCCATGCCTGTTGCTGCAGTTGCATATCCTATACCACCAGCCAAAACACCACCTAATACTGCTCCTGCGGCAAATCCACCTGCTCCCCAAGCAAGTGCACCGGCTGTTGCTGCACCAAGAGTCAGTGCTGATACAACACCTACAACCAATCCCATAGCAAGTGCACCCCACATCGCCCATTGTAACATTCGGGCCCGTGCACCTTCTTCTTCTTGTTTCTTTGCTGATAGTCGTTGTTGTTCTTCTGTTTGCATAAATTTTGCTAATGCCTCTCCCTGTAATCCAATGGCGTTTCCTAATACTTTTCTTTCAGTAGATGACATTTTTATAAATGCTGCTTCACCACCAGCTTGTCTTTTTGCCTCTTTCATTGCTTCTTCAATTTTACCATCATATGCTAACCTCGCTGCTCTATCAAGATTTATTGAACGACCAAGTACTACTGATGCTTCCATTTCATTATTTATTCTTGTTTCCCAATCTAACAATGATTCAGTAACCTGATCCGCTTCTGTTAAACTTAATCCCATTTTAGCCATATGTTTTGCTGCATTTCTTATATTTTCTCCACCACCTCGTAAATTTTCTGCCATAAAATCAGCATTTGCTGCCATATCTGCCATAACTTTAGAGGCTGATAAACCTTCTTTTTTAATTTCCTTCATCCATTTAGATTGTTCTTTTAAAGCACCTGCTAAATTTACATCTGAACTGGCCATTTGAAGAGCTGCTATCTTTGCCATATCATCGGCCGATACACCATTCCAAAACGCCATCATTTTCATATTCAATAAATTTCCACTTGTAACTCCCTCTAATGAACCAAATTCATCTAATATTCCCTGTGCTTCTTCCTTAAACAAGAATGCGGCTGCTGGCATTTTACCCATTTCCATACCCATTTCTCTGGCGGTGTTATACATCTTATAAAGTCCTACAAAAGCAAGTCCGATTGTTGCAACAAGAGCCTTTCCATAAACTGGCATTTTACTCCACACTTCAGACATCTTTTTACCTGTCTTTTTCATTTTTTCCATTACTTTTTCTTTTATACTTAATTGTTTCTTTATACCATCATCTGGTTCATCATCATCTTCTCCCGCAACGTTGGGTTCAGCATCTTTACTCTTATCTTCTGCACCAGCACCATTGCCACCATCGCCGTCCCCATCACCACCACCAAATGCTTTTTTCATAGCTGATGCAAGAACTGGTATAAGTCCTTTTATTTTAGTAATAAGTTCTTCCCAATTTTCAACCATCACTCCAAATTCTGGACTTGCCTTTGCACCTTCTAAAGCAATAGCTGTTCTATCTGTATTACTTGCTATTAAACCAAAAATATCAACGGGTAACATTTGTTCTGCTGGAGAAGCTGATTTCTGTAAATAATCTTCATATCCTTGTTTAGTTTGTGGGTGATGTCGTTGTGGTTCATTACCAGTAGATTTTAACCATTCATCTTCATTCATCAAAGATTGACCCCCAAAATCAAAAGTTGATTTACCAAGTAGTTTTATTGTAGCATTGCCAGTTATTGATATATCTTCAACTCCACCATATGTATCTCCCACACCTTTGGGACTGGTTATTTTTGAAGTTTCAACTTTATTATCCTGCAATGCTTTTTCTTCATCATTCATTTTTTCGTATTTCTCAGTAACCTCATTAAATATCAGCCTATTATCTTCAGCATACTTTTTCATTGTCTGATTGTGGTTCTTTACGAAATCATCATCAATTTTTTGTTGTGCTTCTAATTGTTCCTTTCTTTGGTCAGGAGTTATTCCAGAAAACTGTTCGAGAGCTTGTTCACTTGCTGATTCCCGAAATTCATCAGATAATTGTTTCCCCCAATCGTCAAATGGCATAAGTGATGATAATAATCCCCCGAAAACAGGTATTTGTTTTATCCAATCATCCAGAGCAGTAAATGGTTGTTCTATTAACTTGGCTGTTTCATCAATTTGAGTATGAACTTTTTTCATCGCATCTTGTTGAGCCTGTAATGCTGTTAAATTTTTGACATCTTGTTCCATACCATAAGCCTTAGCTTTCGCAATATCTCTACTCAAATTAAGACTTATAAATTCTTCAGTACCTATCGACTGCATATTTCCATAAACTTCTGCGGTACGATCAACTGTAGTTTGAATAATGGCAGCCTTTTTCTTTCCTAACTTTGTTCCCAATTTCAATAAATCTGTATATTCTTTAGTTCTGTCTGATAATCCGACTGATAGTCCATGCATGGCAGAACCGTGTTTCACACCAGCACCCAATTCTTTTACAAGTGCCTGGGTTGAACTATGAAAATCTGATCCTAAGTTAGCTATCTGATTCCATTTTTTTACTAACTGATCGGCCGATTTTCCGTGTTCACCAACTGAAAGTAACTCGGCTCTCTGAGACTCCGACATGGTTAGCCATAATTGTTCATTATCAGCTATCCATTTCATAATTAGCTGGTTTTGGTCCTCTGTACTTTTAGCTAGATCATTAAAGTATTGGCTTTGTTTAGAAATGTCTGGTTTTTTGTTTTTTCTTAGGGCCATCTATATCATCCCATTTTTTGAGAATTAAAATTATTTATTAATAATGAAACTTTGATAAGATATTAAGATTTAATATCCAAATTTCTTTTTTAACGCACGAGCTAATTTTGCATCTTTCTCTTTAATATGATCCAAAATATCATCGGCTATATCCTGTGCCTGCCTCATTTTTCCTTGTATTTCTGGATCCTGAAATAAAGCCTTAACGAACTTTTGACCTTTTCTTCGGCCTACAGCTTTCCAAAAATTATCTAAAAATTCTTGTAAAACTTGTTCGTTTTTAACTATGTATTTTGGCATTATATTTTTCTCCGAAATGATAAAACTAAATGAGTGTTACTCACTAATAAATATCAAATTAAAGAAAAATTACTACCTGCGACGTTTTGGTTTTTTAATATTAGGACGTGATGGAGATTTGGATTTTTTTGAAGCCTTTTCATAGGCAGCATTCTCATCATCATACTGTTTTTGAAGTCGTTTTAGATAATAAAGTCTTAAATATACAGGTAAATTATAGACTTCATTGAATGTGAATCCACCCTTAGCGTTATAAATTAAAGTGAATATTTGGTCATGTATTCTTGGTTTATCCTCTGGTCGAAGGCCAAAAAAACTGAGCGGTTACTGGAACCGCTACCTCCTCGACTTCTCCATTGTCGAGTTCTATCATAACAGTCATATCAACATCTGGAGTAAGTGCTGTAAGATATACTCTATATGCAAATGAATCAACAGAAAGAAATTCAGTGTCCACAAATTTATTTATAGAAGCTCTTTCTCTATCCCCATCTACAGCCAAAATAGAAGCCTTCAATCTTGTAGTAATTTCGGGATCAATTCCAGACTCTTTTGTAAATTTTTTCATTGCCTTTAATTCAGCATCTATTTTTCTTTCATCTGATTGAGTAAGAAACCTAAATGTAACAGCTCTCTTTGAAGTAGGTAACTCAAAATCATGTTCATTAACTCCCTTAGTAAATTGTTTAAAGTTTACTTTTTTATCATCAAGTGAAGTTAAATCTATTGTTTCTTCTCTTTGTCTACCACTGCTTGCATCTGTAAATGTTATCTGATAATCTTTACCGTATGCAAGAACTCTCGCTGCTACCATAATGGCATTTTTATCACCAATAAGAACATCATCAAGGTTTACACCTTCTGTAACTACTAATTCCTCTAAAAGTTTATCTAATACAATTCCTTTTTGTATTAAATTACCAGAAGTTAGAATATCTTCTTCTTTTGCTGTCATATACTTAATTTCCACCTGACCGCCTGATAATGGATTATCCTTTGAATAGAAATATCCTTTTGAAGGCAAATCTATTACTTCAGTAGGAAATTGGCGTTTATCTTCTGCCATGTTTTTTCTCCTTGTATTTTTTTATTGAATAGTGTTTAGTAACCTATACAATATAACCAATTATAAAACTTTACTGGGGATATTGAAATCCCCAGTCAAAATTATTGTTTAGGTGCTGCAAATTTCTCGGCTGCTGTTACACCCAATCCAACTACTGTAATGTACATAAAACATTGGAGTATTTGGTCTTTAATATCAAATCCACCAAATGTATTTGCTCCCCAAGAACAAACTAACATTACGAAAGATGCAAAACCAATAAATCTTTTACTTGAAATTTTTGCATCATCTGATAGCATCTGTGTAATAAAACTCATACTTTTTTCTCCTTAGAATTGTAGGATAGCGTAATCGTATCTAAGTGTAAGTGTAATTTCTGCAGGGTCTGTAGTATTCGACCAATCCAAATCATTAAAATTGGCGTTCAAAATCCAAGCTCCCTTTAGTGTCCATTCTTCCACTTTATCACCAACAGGTCCCAAAACATTAATGGTTACATCCTTCTTATAAAAGTCTGTATAACCATCTCTACCTGTTACTGATTCGTGTGCTAATCTTACCCATTCCATAACGGCCTGTGCTCCACTCGGAACAACTGGGTCATATAAAGTAATTTCTAATTCTTCCCATGCTCCCTTACCTTTAACATATCGTTTTACATTGATGTGGTCAAGTTCGATAGTTTCAAAAGCTATTGAAGGTCTATTAGCAGTTTTTATGAGATATGCGGGTATTCCCTCAATATACATGATGTACCGATTTTTAGTTTTCGGTTCAAACGGTGTGAACATTATTTCTGAAGGATCTAATAGTTCTGGCATCTTTAATCTCCAATTAAGTTTAATTCTTCAACTATAAATATCAAAAATTATAAAAATCATCATATTCATTTTTCATAGTTTTATAGAAGTTTTACATCTACTTCATATATAAATATATCGAGCAACAAAAAACCCCTCAAAAAAGAGGGGTTTTTGTTTAGTTAATCTATTGATTAAACTTATTCAGGAAATGTAGCTCCTGTTGGTAATACAACAAAGTCCAATACAATAAATTCAGCTGTCCGTGTTGGTTGGATAAATATCTGACCAACAAGTTGATTTCTATCAACAACATCTGGAGTATTATTGGAATCATCCATTACTACTCTAAATGCGGATAAACCACTATTTGATTGTACTGACTCTAAGAATGGATTCACAATGTTAAGGAATCTATTTCTTGTAGCTGTAGTATTCTGTTCGAATACCAAGTACCTACTTGATGAAGCGATAAACTTCTTCAATCTAATCAACAATCTTCGTACATTCACTCTGTCAAGTGCGGATGGACGACCTTGTAAGGTCTTTTGTCCCCAAACTACAACACCTTGACCTGGGAATGAAGCGATTGGATTAACTCTATCTTCATAGAGGTCATCTCTTTCAGCGTGAGTTAATCTCGTTTGTGCTTCAAGTACGGTTGTTAATCCACCACGATTCAAACCAGCTGGTGCGAACCATTCGTGAGCTACCTTATCCGTGTAAGAGATTACACCAGGTAACACAACTGATGGCGGAACCCATACAGGTAAGGAAGTATTCCTATCAACAATCTTTACCCAAGGATAATAGGTTGCTGCGTAGTTAGTATCAAGTGCGGTAACTGCATTGACTGCACTTGAAATAGTACCACCTTGAATACCACAATCAATTACATAAAATGCATCACCACGTGCCTCACACTTAGCTATTGCATGATTTGTAATTTTAGAATGTAATCCATGAATAATACCAGGTGTTACTAACATATTGATATCAAATTCATCAGCGTTACTTATAGCGTTAATTGCTTTCTTGTAAGCTACTGTACCACCAGTTGAAGATGTTGAACAATCAAACCCTTGTGTATTGGTATTAACAATACTTGCTCCTGTGTATTTTGGAGCTGCTGGGTTTACACTATCGAATCCACCTTGAAATGGAACAACAAACTTTCTCTGTTTAATGTGAGAAAGGTTTAATGTTACTTTTTCATTATTTGCAGAATAAGTAGTTCCAAGTGTAGAAGCATCATCATGTCCGAAATAATCTTCAAGACTCATTGTAGTATTTGAACCATTTCCAAATGAATTATTTGGTGCTAAATATTCTTCAGCATCAGAGTTAGCGTAATCTACACCATAAAGTACAGCACTATCAAATTCACCTTGTGCATTTGACTGTGAAGTTTTAAATGCCCACGCTGGTATAGTTGTATCATCACTACCATGTGGATTATTTACTGCTGCGTGTCCCATTGGAACAACTATCTTTGGTACACTTGCGTCATCAACATCTGAATAATTAGATACATAAATATATTTAGACAAGTTTGGCCAATCACCATTATAAGTGAGTTTACCATTTGCGTCAATTGTTACATATCTATCACCAATTCGTCTTGCAAAGTAATTAGGACTTGTAGGATCAAAATTCAAACCATCCCATTGTTCTAAAATGTTATCTTTTGTTAGGTTATTATCATTTAATCCAGTCTGTCTTACTTGAAGTGAAAATGAACCATAATCACTACCTGCAATTGAACCAGCTTTCTTAACATTTAATACTGCGATTTTGAATTTGTTATTTACATCCGAACCATGTGAACGGGATTGAACTTTAAACAAATTATACCTTGCTTTATTAATCAACTGTGATTGCATAGAAGGTGTTTCTGCGTTATTATATGTTACTGCTAAATTCAAAGTTGCATCAGCTACACTTAGAGCGTCTGTTCCACCATATGCTTGACTTGAATGATGATACTTAAAGTTTTTATACAAGTATGCTGATACCGTATTCAAACCCGATTTCTGTACTTGAGCATCTCTACTAAATACTTCATCAATATATGATGCATAAGTACTTCCAGTATCAAATCCAAAATTGTAAGAATAAGATGTTAAACTTTTAGCTCCCCAGTTACTTCCACTCAAAGTTAATGAACCTGAATAGAAATTACCAGTAATTGTACTTCCTTCTAAATCTGCAGTTCCATCACCACCACCACGAGATGGGGCTAATATTGCTGCTATTTTACCACCTGAAGCACCTGATCCACCACCAAGTGATAAAACATCACTAAAAGTAGTTCCTGAACCACTATCTACTGTAATACTATTTCCAGATGTTCCGGTTGAGGACGCGGATAAATGTAATGCTGTAGCTCCATCTATTGCAGTTACACCAATTGATTTAGCATTAATTTCGGCCACTAATTCATTTAAATAAGTTTCCGTATTTGACCCAGTATTATGGAAGAATATCGGGGATGAATCTTGAGGTAATCCACCAGCCGCATCTGCTGCTATAAATCTATATTCTGTACCACCAACTGTTATCTGCATTTCATCATCTACAGTCCGTCCAAAAGTTCCAACTATTGTCAATGAACCAGTAGCATATTGTGCATTACTTGTAGCTCCTATTTTAATTTCAAGTGAATCAACTGAATACCCACTTGTATTAAGGATACGGACTATTGTTACAGTTCCTGCACTCCTTAAATATTGTTCTACCGCATACGGTGTGTAATAACGTTTATCCGTAGTTCCAAACATTTCTTCAAACTCAGGAAAATTTCTAACTATTGTTGGAACAAATGCAGGACCTTTAATAGTTGGTCCAATTATACATGCTCCAATTTCTGCAATTCCTTGAGGAAGAAAAGATAGGTCACGTTCACGAGTAAATACACCCGGCGATACGATTCTTTCTGCCATTATTTTTCTCCTATGTTATAATTTAAATAACTAATTAGTCGTTTTTAGACTATAAATATTTAATATAAATATCGCGTAACTTTCTCAAACGATATATTTGTAGGAGATTATTTAAGTAGTTTCTGAAGTTTCTTCGGCTACTGGTGCGGGAGTAAATACTCCTGTTGCTGGATCTAAATTTCCAGGACCATACTTCTCATTCAATGATTGAACCAATTCTCGTTCAGTTTCTTGAACTTCACCATATTCAACTTCCAACTTACCTTCTGCATCGTCAAGTGCATCAAGTTGTTGTTGTACTAACAATCTCTGAACTCTTAATTGTCCAAATTGTAGTTGTTTTCCTTGATATGAGTTTTGTAGGTCTTGTAAAGATTTCAATTCTTCTTCTGAGAATTTTGTCTCTTGATCTGCCATAACTTTTTTCTCCTTATTATTGTTATATAACTATACTATAAATATCAAATGAATTGTCTTAATTCACTTTTTTCTTTAAAATTTCTATTTCTTGTTTTAATTCTTTTACCGATTCTATTAATAATGGAACTAATCGTTTATAATCAACTCCTAAATAACCATTTTTTCTTTCTACCACGATTTCAGGAACTACTTTTTGAACTTCTTGTGCTATTACCCCAATATCGTGTCCTCTTTCTCGTGCCCATCCAGGTGATTCTTCATTCCAATCAAATTCATAACCATTAATTTCACCAATCTTATCTAATGAACCTTTAATAACTTGTAAATTATCTTTAAGTCTTATATCAGATGAATTATATGCTACAACATCACCATCTGCCAATACATCTTCACCAATATGTGCATCTTTATCTATAACTAAATGACCAAACGAACCAGTTGAAGTTGATGAGCCACTTATATGTCCAGATGCTGTTATATGACCACCTACACCATCTATATTAACACTTGTTCGGCCGAATGAAGCACTATCAGCAAAAATAGTTCCAAATGAACCAAGTGAAGTTACTGAACCACTTAATATTGCATTTTCTTTTATGGTGAATAATGTATTACCACTTCGTTTCCAAGTGAATATTGGATCTCCCTGGGCACTAAGCGTATTAAATTCTTGAGTAACCTTGTTCTGAAACTTCACATTCCCACTCGCCGTTACCTCTCCAAAACTTCCAGTTGCTGGATTTCCCGACGCGTCCGTAAAAGCAAATCCTGTATCTGGATCATTTCCAATTGTACCGGTCTTATTCCCCGGGCCTGCACCTGAATAAAAATTTACGGAACTGTCCAGTAAATGTAAACTTTTCCAGGGCCTATCTGCACTTCCTAAATCATATGTGACTGCTGTTAATGGAACTATATTTCCTGCAACATCTACTCTTCCAAACGAACCAGTTGAAGTTGATGATCCAGATATATTACCTGATGCTGTTACATGATTAAGGTGGGCTGAACTGCCCGATACTATGACTTTTTTCCAGTTTGGCATTTAAATTATTCTCCTAATCGCGGTTGGCTACTTCCTTCAAAGTCCACTTCCCATCATCTGCCAAAGAGATGGGCCA